ACCATAATTAAATAAATTATTGTTATTATTGTCTTGGGGTTCATCTAATGTAAGTGCGTTATCAAATACACCATATATAGGTTGTTCTGCCATTAAGTTTTCTCCATCAAGCTAACTATTATATGCAATCTATTGGCATTACCTGCTTGACCTTTTAAAATCTCACTTTCTTGTATTATAAGAGGTTGCGTCAATAATTCAACTGTTTGATTGCCAGATATAGCTTTAGTTTTATAAATAGAAAACACATCACTGCCAGAAGTAAGTGTTAAATTAAGTGTTGAGCCACTTCCACTATCATCATTTACAAGTATACTTTTAACAACTGACTGCGTTGCAGTAGGACATGTGTAAATAGTTGTGTCATCTGTAGTTGTTAAATCTTTTTTTGCATTTATAAAATTATTAGCCAAGAAAAAACCCCACTGCTGTTGCTCTGTCTTCAGTATCTTGATTAGAAGTTAAAATTTGATTGTTGTTTTGTAACTCTTTAACTTCCAAAGCAGATATTAAATTTTGATTAAATATAATCATTGCATTAAATTTTCCTAAAAAAGCCTCTGCAGGAGCAGGTGCAGATATAGTTGTTGGTGGTATTGGCAATCTAACTGTCATCTTAAACTATCCTCTCTAGCATTAATTCTAAAATCTCCAATAGACCAATCATCATCTATGCCTGTGCTTGAGTATTTAATAGCTATCTGTCTACCTTTTGCTCTGGTGCTTACTTTTCTTGTAGATGATGTTACTGTGAACGGCCCCTTGGTTATCTCTGTTGCCTGTGGGTATTTTCTTGATTTAAATTCTACTAACAAATTAGTTTCAGAAGTCATTGATGCATCTGGTACGATTTTATCAATCATATATAATCTGCTTCCTGTCTCATCAATTTCTACTTCAGATGTTTCAATATGACAATTCATTGCAGAACCATTATCACTTGTACCTGTTTCGTGATTATATAATCTACCATCTTTATCAAATGCAAATGGTACTGTTCTAAATCCTGTAGCATCTAACCAAACATTTCTTTGTAATGAGCCTATAGACCAAACATTTTCCTGATAATTATAAGTAACATAACTATCTGGTTCTGGGTTAGATTCTTCTTCATTTGCTGTGCTAACATAATACCATGTCAATTCACTAAATTTTTTATTGTGTCCAACATGTATTTTGTCTTGATATCGTAATTGCATTCTATCAAAGACAAATTGTTTTACAGGACATGGTAACTCCTGAACATTACCATTGTAAAAATAAAAATTACTTTTGCCTATCCAATAAACACTGCCATCAACACTAATTGTTCCATTAATTGCAACAGCACCACAGTTTACAGATAATAATCTAAATGAAAAAGTAAATGGCGGACCCGTAAAAGTCATGCCATACACTGCTTCATCTGTATTTATAAAAGTTTCATCTTTAGTAGGTGTAATCGCAATAATTTTATTTCCAACTTCTAATCTTTGGTCACCTGCTGTATTTGTTGCTGTCACAGTAAAGTTTGTAAAATCTTCTTGGTCAGAAAACCTAACTAACATTGGGTCAAATACACCATCACTTATGTTATTTGTTCCTGCTAAAATTAAATGTCTATCTGGAAACGATATACTCATCATCCTATTTTGAGTAGGTATTCCTGATGCACCACTCAAACCAGATGCTAAAACTGCTCTTTGATTTTCTCCGCCAGATGTATCCCAATAATATAATCTGCCTAATCTATTTAATGCTAATAAATCATCACCCCATATTTGTAATGACCATTGAGTTGCTTCTAATGATACATCAGATGTTGCAGTCGTTCTTGCAGTTCCCCAAGTACCATCTCCCCAAGCACCTGTTCCCCAACCAAGGGCAGGATCGGAACTTTCTATTCCAACATTTTCAGCATTACCTATAAGATATTTAATATTCATTGTTCCACCACCAGAAGAAACTGTACTTGATGCAGTATCTGGAGATACAAAAGAATAACTATTATCATCAATTTTTGTTATTTCATAACCCTCAACTCGATTCAATGTATCAGCAGATATGCCACCTGTAGCAGTTGCACTGTCTAAAACAACATAATCACCTGTAACAGCACCATGAGAGGTGTCTGTTACTGTAACTGTTGTTGAGCCACTTGTTGTTGCAAGTGGATTACTTAGTGATGATGATGTTTTTCTTAGTGGTGTTATATCAAACAAAACATCTGCTTTTAAAATATATAAATGTGATGATGTGCCTAAAGCAATTCTATCTGCACCATCATCAAGACTTCTCCAAAATATCATTTTTTTTGGTTTGCCTTGCACAAGTGTTGCTGTTGAAGTAGCTGTTGTTCTAAAATAACTTTCTTCTTGCCAACCACCTATTTTTTTAGGATAACCATTTACAAATCTAACAAGATTTGAATCAATATAAAAAGGGCCGTTTTTTCCTGCTGAGTATTCTGTTATGTCTTTGACAACACCGGGTCTAAATTTTAACAATCTTAAACTCAAGTTATATCCTTCATTCTTTGGCACAATCTCTCAGCCCGATTGGTTACCTGTCGATACCATTTAGAATTTTTCATCTCCTCACTTGCAGAAATAAAATCTCTATTATCAACATGTTGCTTCATTTTTAAAAATCTACTAAGCCGTGGTCTGCCTAAATTAAACATCATATTAGCTATAATTCTTTGAGCCTCTTCTGGCAAGTCATCAAAATCTTCATAAAGATATCTGCATTCTTGTAAAGTCACCTGTATATCTTCGTCAAAAAGTTCATTCACTCTTTCTTCACTAATAGCAGTTCCAACTTCAAGACCTTGTTCAGGGTCAGTATCTTTAATCAAATGACCAATCCCGCAGGTTGGCAATCCTAAATGGTCTAAATAAACCTCATACTTGACACCTTCATCCGTTTTTAGTTCTTCTCTTAACAAATCTAAATTCATTATTTTAACCTATCATTGTCGATTGTACCACATACAGGACATTTATAAACACCCTTTATGTTTGTTTCATTCATTTGTACCTTACACCTTTGGCAAATCATTTTGTAAGACCTTTTTGCTTTTCATATGTCCTGAGTCCGCCAATGCCAAGCATGCCGCCTAAAACAGTTAAAAGTGTGCCCATATCAAATTCTGGAAGCTCTGGCAGGTCTGCTCCTGCAAAAGTAGCACCAAAGATAATTAAATCTTTAAGTATAAAATGATAGGCAAACGCAATGGCACACACCCATCCAACGGCAGGCCGCCACCCACCTTTAAATATTGACCCTGATTGTGCCTCAGCTTTGTTAATTTCTAATTGACCAAGTAAAGCCTCCTGAGCATGTTTTTCAGACATGGTAGCTATCTCGTGAGCTAACTTCGCTTTTTGGTCTTTGTCTTCAATAAATTTGTCTAATAACCCAGTAACAGGTCCGATTAGTGCTTGTAACATTACCATAACCTCATTTCTTTATTAACTTTAACCAACTTGACAAAGCAGTCATATTGTTGTTCATCTTCGCCAATTTTAACTGTTTGATTATCAAGATATGATTTAAAATAATCTGCTGTCTTTACTGATTGAAAATGCAAATTTCCTGCAGGATTTCCTGCTAAATAACACATCAATAAAAAAGCGGGTTTCATTTACCATTCCTATTCATGTAGGCTGATGCACCCATATAAACAGACACAATGCCGCCACCTGTGAGATAAAAAAGATTGCTAATATCGGCAAGTGCTTTAACTCTGCTGATATCAACAAAAAACATAGCAAAAGTAAATACACCCATAGCAACCAAACTGGCAGTTGCCATTCTTCTTTGTGCTCTTTGTTTGCGTAAATCATGTTCTAATTTTTTTATTTCAGTTACATGACTTAATTCTTCATCAGAAACTATGCCATCTCCGTCTTCATCATATTCTGCGTAGATAGATTGTTTCTGTAGTTTCTTTTGAGGCATTATTAAATCTCATCTGGAAAATCATATATAGGTGGATTACTTCCATCTGAAGGTGTGTCAAATAATTTCATAAAATCAGCATGACTACTACAATTATTAATAGCTGTTTCAATAGAAGCACATTTTGTTCTGATTGCATCTCTATAAGTCGTTACATCAGAAGGTATTGCTGTTGATTTTTCAACATTTCTAACAATCATCCAATCATGCTTATTTAATTTATCTTGTGCTGTTTGTTTTGTTTGAGCGACCCAGATAGATTTTAAACCAAGTTCAACCATTTGTTTTCCTGTTATTGGGTCAATAATTGCTTTGCCATTTTCATCAACTGAATTAATGTCTGTAAGACTGCGTTCAATTAAAGAGCCATCTGTTTTTCTACCTGAATAAAATCTATTATCAAATGGTTTATCAGATGCAGGTTGGTCTTCCCATGTTAGTCCTTTGGATTTTTTATCATCATCTGACCATCTTGTCCATTGTGCAGGATGTTGAGTGCCATCATCAGCAACCCATGGTTTCCCTTCCATTATCGTTTTCCCATTGTGTTTCCAAGGCATTATTATCTCCTATCTAGCATTAGTAAATTTAAACGGATTTTCCGCAAAAGCCATATACATATAATTTCCATTATTAGTATTCGTGCTTGTTGTCCGACATTTAAATCCATTGGATAAAAAATCAATTATGTTAGAACTTGTACCAGTATACTCTTCATTAGATGCATCAGCTAAAAGTCTATAGTTAGCACCATTGTAACCTATTCTTCTATTATCCATTATAAACCATTGACCAATTTGTCCAGAATCTGTTCTTTTAATTATAAGCCAAGCAGGTCTGAACCCAGTGTACACATACGTGCCATCAGTACTATTATTCCCAAAGTAAGTTCCCATTTTTGAATATCCGTCTATTTCTGCCCATGCCCATGTAACATAATTATAACTTGCATCATTTATCGCATCATTTGTATATACTCCAAAAACAGTAGAACTAATTTGGTCACCTCTATAAAAAGATGTTGTTGATGTTCCTCCTGCTGATGAAAGATTTAAATAAGCATAGTTTGTACTTGAAGCAAAAGCGTTATCTCTTTTATGATGCCACCAAAGCCAAGCACTAAATTCGTTATCCCAAGTTCTATTTTTTGTAAGTAAAAGAGCAGGTGTTTTACCAAGTCCATGAGCAATTGTACCTGCTGTTCCTGTTCCTGTATATGTTATAATACTAAATCCTGCATCTGTATTTACTTGATATTGAGAATCTATAGTGCCAACACCAGTAACACTTGCATCATTTGTTGTAAGTGTACCACCATTGGCTTTCCAATTCCAAGAAGCATAAGTTTTACCACTTTCATTTGATGCACCACTATTAGTTGTTTGAAATCCATCATTACTTCTAGAAGCATTATTATTTAAAATGCCAGTACTTTCATCTTGAGTAGATTGTGAACTTAAAAAATATTCATATCCTACATTACTATTTGCGAGAACATTGCCAGATGTTGAATTTCTTTCTTTTACCCAAGTAAAATCTGGTTTAAATCCAACTCCAGTAACATCTTGTGTAGTTTGTCCATCTCCAGTATAAAGTGCCGTATTAAAATGGTCATTTGCCTGAGATGATTGTGATGGACCGATTGTGACATCATCTAAATTTTTTGCACATATAGCCAAGTAACCTGACGGAGGTGCATATTTAAACAGACCAACTCCACCAGAATCCGTCTGTGTTCCTGCTGTTATACTTGCGTCATCTGAAAAACTTGGATTTTGCCCAAAATTAAACACATGTCTTGAACTTCTGTAATTGTTAACCAAAGGAGTCATTACTTTATTTGCTGTAAATGTAAAACTTGGATTAGTTCCATTAACTGGGTCACCACTATCTTCAAAAGAACCATCATTTTTTCTTATAAATAATTTACCTGCATCTACATCCATAGCAAAACTAATTATGTCTCCTGCAGAATAAGAAGTTTTACCACTTGTATTAGAATGTGAACCATCAGTTGCTTGATAATAATAACCTCTTTCATCCCAAGCAAAATAAGTACCAAAACCACTATTTGGGTCTTGAGCAGTATGACTATTAGTTATTTCATCAACAGCCACTATACCAATCATATTTGAAGCACCGGGGTCATAATCATAATGAACTTCCCAATACCATTTACCAGATTCTAAAGGAAATGTACCTTTTGCTTGACCTGTGCCACCACTTCTATTATCTGCATACTGCATATTGCCTTTAGACATATCATTTACATCACCTGCTGATAGAGAATTTAGAGTGCAAAAATTATTTTCAGGACTATCTGCAATATTACTATCGTTTGCAGTAAAGTTAGTTACTGCATGATGATGATTGTTACCACTTGTGTCTGCACCAATGCCACTAGAATCTGCTGAAGTTCCAGTTCCACTAAATTCCATCCTAAATCCGTTAGTTCCATAAGAGCCGCTATATGCTTTTGGTATCCACACATCATTATTAAATTCTCCAAATTCGTCTATAACGTATTCTGTAGCTCCAGTTGATGGATTTGTTCTTGATGTATCACTAATAGCTGTACCATCAATTAAATGAAAATCTGCTAAATAAATATTTGCGTATCTATCATTGTTTATACGTCTTCTACCTATGTGATATGTTTGTGTGCTATTTACTGCTAAATTTGACTGAGGACAAGTTCCTGACATTGCACTATTTTTAATACCATTTATATAAATTTTTACTCTATCATTATTACTTGACTGGTCAGTGTCTACAACCACCACACAGTGATACCAATTAGATGTGTCTCTTAGTACACCTAGAGTGTATCCTGCAAAATCTATACCTCCTGCTGATATTACGCCATTACTATTATCAGCGTATAAATGAAATAAGGTACTATTACTATTTGAACCACTTACAGCAGTGCTATAAAGGACACTGTAACCAGTACCATAATGCTTTTTCATCCACCAAGAAAATGTAAATTGCTTTCTATTTCCTGCACTGGATGGCGTTTCTGTCATGTAGTGATTTGAAGCAAACAATGCAGATTGAGTGGCTACATCATTATAAAAACCTGTGCTTTCATCACCAACACCACATGCAGGAAGAATACTCATCTTATGTCAAAGCTCCTGTAGCACCTACTAATATTGTATTATCACCACTTGATGCAGAACAATAATAATTAAGCATGTATGTTCCTGCAGTTGTTAATGCTGTTAATATATTTGCATTGATAGCAACACTTGCATGTGCTGATATGGTATGACCACCAGTATTTACTAACATAACTGTTCCAGATTGTCCCTCTGCAGGATTGCTAAATGTTAATGTGATATTACCAGATGGTGTGCATTTAAAAAAGTTACTAACACTTAAATCAAAATCACCATCATTGTCTGTTGTTTGTGTACCTGTACCTCTGCCTGCAACTGTCACATCATTATTTATGTTAACAGAAACATTATCTTCTATGGTCATAACTGCAGTGCCATCAAACTGTTGAAATATAATATCTTTCGCATCAGTAAGTGGTTTTATAACTACATCACTTGATGAATTAGCAATATTTAATTTATTACCAACTAATCCAAGACTTGCATCGTCTTCAACTCTAATTACTTCTGTGCCATCAAATTGTTGAATCACTAAATCATCTGAGTCAACCATTGGTTTCATTATAACTTCACCAGCAGTGCCATCTAAATCAAAAGCAAGTTGATCAGTTCCACCATCTTGTAATTTTATATCGCCAGTTGTTGAATTAAGATGAAGTTCCCCAGTTGAGTCAATAGATATAGGTGTTGCTGCAATAGTTAATCCTGTTGTGCCATCATGTGTAAATGTAGCATCAGCACCAGCACCCATACTTATTATTGAACTATCAGAATTTAATAATAAATCATCACCAACAGTTAGATCATCAGAGACTATTAAATCATCTTCTACAGTTAGATCTGGAACTGCAAGGTGTGCAAATGCTTCTTGCACTGTCGCACTACCAGCACCACCATCTAAGTAAACAACTTTGGCTGTTCCTGGAGCAATGGTCACCATATCACTGCCACCACTCGATGCTTGTTTAATTATTATATTTTGAGATCCACTTGTAGCATTCTCTATAATGTGAACTCTTTTTAAAGTGTTTGGACCTATGGTTATTGTACAAGCAGAATCTAGTGTGCCAGTATATTTAATATACATGGCTCTGCCTTCATCTGCCGAACCAT